CCCCCCTTAGACATCTCAATTTCGTCTGGGAACTTGAACTCATCTTTCTCGTATTCAGCCATTTTGTAGGCTCCTTATTTACGTTTGATACCGCGAGGGTCGTCTACAACGCCTTCAACAGTGTCATCATTAATGAGACGGAACTCACGCCCATGAATCACAAGCCTTGAGCCAGCATTAGGGCGGACTAAAACAAAATCGCCTTTCTGGCACCACGGGCCTGATGGGAACTTGCTTGCGTCTTTGTAGCAGTCAGGGCCTAAGTCCACGACAAACAAAACCGTTGTGAGGATCTCTTCGTTGCGTACTGTTTCTTCTGCTTTAATGATTCCACTGTCGTACTCTTTTTCCATTTCTGGAATGGCACACAAGATGTGGTAGCCAGAGGGACGGGGAAGTTGTCGTGCTTTCTCTTCGGGGTCGGAGCTGTAAAAGCCTACTACTTGTGGATTATCGGGGTTTGAGCCGATAAGGATTTCACTCATCTGAGTTCTCCATACGTTGTTTGAGGTCAAGGGTATAGCCCCGTGCGATGTTAAGACCTCTAATCTCACCGCACAGTTTTTTGTACTCCTCGTAAGTCTCGGGTCTGCCCGTGCTTACAAAATCTTGGAGTTGTTCAATCTTCTCGTCAATCTGCTTAACTAATACCTCGAAAGCGTCCATTACTTACCTTTTGTCGGTTGGTTATTACGCATTGCTTGCATAGCTTGGATCTCTAATTGACGATCCTTAATTGCCGTTTCTGCGCCAATCTTAATACCGTCGTACTGCTGTTTTGCCTCAGCATTTTTATTCTCTTGGTCAGCTTTCGCCCCAATACGAATACCTTCAATCTGCGCTTGGTTGTCTACACGCTCTTTGTCAATCTGCAGTTGCAGTTGTTTTAGCTGTGCATCCATCGCATCTTTCTGCTTCTTGCGCTCCAGCTCAGCCTGTTTGATCTGCAACTCTTGTTGTTGCATTTGAACGAGAGGATCTTGCGCTTGCTGTTGAGCCTGTTGTTGTTGGACTTCTTGCTGATTCATTTGCAACAACTGCTGTGCTGCTTGAGCCAACAGAGGAGAAAGTCGAGCCTCAACCTCTGGACTCATATTGGCATCTTCACCAGCCTCATCCTTCTGGGGTGGTAAGTTCATACCTAACTGAGTTTCAATCTGCTTACGGTACTCCATGCCCAAGTGTTCATTGAGGTGGTTTTGCATTGCAGACTGGATCTGTGGAGCCATAGGATTATTTTGTAACAACTGCATGATTTTTGGGTCTTGCATCGCAGACATATGAACCGTCATATGCGCCTTGTGGTCTTGGTATAAGAATGCCTTGACCGGTTTCATCATCAGAACGTTTTGATTCTCTGTGACTGGGTCTGTAGGCTTTTGATCCTCATCCATTGGGATGAGTTTCTGTACCTCTTTAATACCAAGCACATCCAGCATCTGTCGGTGTAAGAGCGGCATGTTGTACATCTGTGGTGCGCCCTGAGCCAACTGCAGAACGGCTTGATACTGAACAATCTTCTGTGCCATTGTGCTGGCGTTTGGATCGCTGACAGGAACAACATCTACGTTGTCATAATCAGACTTTTTCGCACGTCTATTTCCTTCGATAGGCTCGTAGCTATAGTCTTCAGGTGTGTAGTCGGCAATGATCTTTTTAAGCAGACCAAGCTCTCGCTTCATAGAAAAGTGGACACGAGCCTGAACAGCAGACATGACCTTCAATGTTCTTTCTAGGATTGCCAGCGTCGTACCCACTGGGGAGTTGGCAGACATATCACTGATCTGAAGATCGGCAGTGTTAGCAAAGCGGCGACCGTCTTCAACGATTTGGTTCATCAAACCCAGTAGGACTTGGCTTGGTTCTTTGTATGGCAAAGGCAATAAGTTGTCGCGCATTGTGCCACTAGGAACATCTGCGTCGCGCCACTCTCCGGGAGAGATAGGAGTATCGTCACCCTTGATTCTCATGCCACGGGTTTTAAATCCGCCGGGTAAGTTACTTAAAGTACCTGCATCAACAAGCTGACGGATAAGAGAAGTACCAGACTTAGCAAAAGCACCAACAAGATGAATGAGGCCAAAGTAATAGAACCCAAAACCGGGGACATAACCGTAATGAACCAAGTGCTGGCGTTTTTGATAAGTTTCATCGTCAGGTTCCCAATTACGACGAATGGATAAAATTGTGTTACTGCCCTGCTCGATAGTCACGATATAAGGAAGCGCAATGCCTGTAGTTTCGCCGTCTTCTTCATGCTCGTATCCCTTAAGATCTAAGTTAACTTGCATCTCAAGAAGTTTGTAGCGGGCATCAGAAATGGCACGAAAGCCCATCTGCTCGGCAATCTTCTTCTCTACTTCATCTAGCGTGTTATTGGGTTCGCCAAGCTCAACGTCTTTATAGAAACCACCAACCTGAAGCTTTCTTAACTCGTTCTCGGTCTTACGCATGACGTGGGTTACACGCTCTGCGGTCTCAATATTAGATGCGCCATAAGGCACAACAATGTCTTCTGCCGGAACAAACAACGAAACCTGACGCCCTAACGCAGGGTCGTAGTACACCTTCTTAAAGGCGTTACCAGCTAGCCCCAAGCCCCACAGCATTCTTTCATGCTCTGGGCGGTACTCATCCATGACATCCATGAGCTGGTAGTTCATGTCGTCAGCTACACGTACAGCAGCGTCTTTCTTTTCCGGTGTCTCGCGCCCAACGATCTGAGTCTTAACCGGCCCAGCAGCAGGGAAGGTACTCATCATTGTTTCTGCTTGGAACTTAACAAGAGCTTCTGCTAGCAACGGATGGTAGACACCACAGGCTCCGGGCCAAGGCTCTGTACGTTCTTCAATCTTTAAGCCAAGTAGTTCTAAGCCGTCAACATAAGTCTGCAACCAGTCGCGCCTAGACGCCACATCGTCATCGTAATCAGAGGTTAATTCACTAGCCAGACCTTGAAGCTCGCTTTCACTCATCTCTTCGGCAAGGTTAATATTGAAGTCATCTTCGGCTTCTTCTTGCGTAAACGTTAGAATAGGTTCGCCGTCCAAACCGATAGTCACTGACTCGGGATCTTCGATTTCGATTTCAATCTCAGGCCCTTCATTCATCTCTTCCAAAGCATCGAGACCTTGGGGGGCTGCGTATAAACTCTTGTCAATAGCCATAATTATTCCTAGTAATACGCAGCTTTTCTGCGGTGTTTATACATGTGATCGTCTTCTGGTTCGTCGCTCGGTAAGCGGATAAACCCACCTTGTCTAAATCTTGCCAATGCTAAAGTCGTAGAGTCAACCAAGTCATCATTAGCGCCAGAGGGAAAGTCGTTACATTCTTCCATAACTTCTTTAGCCCACCTACGATCAGGCGCCCAAACTATACCGGCAGAGAACAAATCGGAGACTGCGTTAACACGACTAATTTTATCTTGTCCTTTGCCCGGTGTGAACTCACCAACTGGCACACCCATACGTCTTAACTCTTGGTAGAGCGCAGCTCCATTAGACTTCTTTTCAACGATAAACGCATCAGGTTCCCACTCTTTATACTCTTCTAGTACTAATTTCTTTAAATCAGGGAACTCTAACCGCTTTTTTATAGCATTTAGCAAGATAATGTTGTAGTTGTTGGTATCTTCATTGAAGAACACCCCCCATGTAGTCAGGGCGTTGTAGTCGGCTCTATTATTAGTTTCTTGGGCGGCATCGAGCGCCATAATCGTAAAGTCACACGACGGCGGGTCTTCTTTATCCCAAATACTCCACCATTCCCTCTTAATTAGAGCGCCTTCTTCAGATGTAGGCTGCTGCATGTACTGGGCGTTCCAATACCGCACGTCTAGTCCAGCTTTTTTAGATAACAATTCCTGCAAAGGCCAGAACTCGGGCCAAAGTGGTTCACCATCGTCTTTAATTGCCGGAAACTCTACAACTTCCCAACGGTCAACGTCGTCGTGACGATCCATCTGGGTAATAATCTGTCCAGTCAGGTCAAGTTTCGACCATCTTGTCATCACAACTATAATAGCGCCGCCCGGCATAAGTCGCTGAAGAGGGCCAGACTGAAACCACTCCCAAGCAGGAAGAAAAATATCTGAACGCCCAGTCTTCGCCTCCTGCTCGGAGTGCGGGTCATCAATAATAAATAGGTCAGCACCGCGCCCAGCAAGAGCGCCTCCAACACCGATTGCAAAATACTCGCCATTAAAGTTAGTACCCCATCGTGAAGCAGATTTTGAGTCAGCCTGCAGTTCTATCTGCGGGAAAATGTCTCTGTAAGACTCTGAACCAACCAAATTTCGCACTCGACGACCGAAATTGACAGCAAGATCAGCTGTATGCGAAGCCATAATAATTTTTTTCTGAGGGTACTTTCCCAAAAACCATGCAGGGGCGAGATATGATATAAGTTCTGACTTACCATGTCGCGGCGCAATATTAACAATAACGCGTTTCTTCTTTCCTGCAGCGATATCCTCAAAGATTTGAGACAGGCGTAGATGATGTGGGCCAACTTTATACCCCGGATATACGTGTTTTACGAAATCTAAGAAGGAATCCTTAGCTAAACCCTGTGTTATTTGATGTTGATACTGTTTAAGTAGCTCAGCGGTGCGCCTTTTCTGCTTATCTGGCATGGTAGGGAGCGCCAACCTCAACTTCATAAGGTCTTCAGGGGTAAGTTTTGAGCCACCAATCATCTAGTCTTTCCTATCGCCAAAGACAATCTCGCGGGCTTCAACGTCTATGACTTTAGACTCTATATTAGATAAGGTCTCCAGCAGCTCTTTCTCCACTTCTTCAATTGGTTGTATCTTAACCGTCATCTCGGTACGTTTCTTGAACGCATCAACCCCGTCAATCTCACCTAACTTAGATAAGGCAGCGACTCGGGTCTTGGCATCACGCGCGTTCTCAACTTCGGCAATCAATTTGTTGACCACGTACATCTTAAGATCAGCTAAATCATCTACCACAGATACGTTCATCTGCGAGACCATCCCAGCTAGGAAGGCAAGCGTTTCGTTTGGGTACTTGGCGAAATCTGGACGGTATCTAGGGTTCTCAATCATCTCGCGGGCAAGATTCTCGGCTTCTTCTACGTTTTCTTTAGAAGGACTTAGGGCCTGACCCGTCAGGTCGGACATGAGTTTGACCACGTTGGCCCGCATGGATAGCTCTTGTGCAGGCGTCAACTCAGGGAACGCTTCAGCAGCATTCTGTGGAAGAGGAATATTCTCTTCGATGTTCGGAATAATTGGATTCATGTCTGCCGTTTGTGTTGCAGTTGCATGAGTATAACTTTATTTGACAGAAAAGCAAGTGGTGTGGGTTCGATAAAGCACGATTTCCAACAGATATTAAAACACTAACTAAGGGCAGCGAAGAGTGCAGGTGCCTGCCAAGGAACCTAGGTCTGCTAAACCACCCAGTACCATCAGGTCGCTAACACCTGACCCCACAAAAATAATATACCGCAATTCGGGGAACCTTAAAAGAGTACCGGGGGGTGTTTCTGTGGAATTAAGTTTCACTTTGTGTAACTTTTTGTAGAGGGGGTGGGGGGTAGTTTGGAAAAGTATGACGTCGTTTGTGTATATCTTAGAGTAATGTGGCGCGGGACTCCTGATCGCCAATTCGGGGTGTGGGGGTCGCGCCTAGACCGGTGCAAAAATCGTCAAAGGGTAGGGTCTGAAACTTGACTTATAACGATACCATCAGCTATAAGTAATACATGCCAAGCAATAACGCTTGGTAAGACAGGAGATAGGAAATGCTAAACGCATTGAAGAAGTTCACATTGAAGTACTTCAGTCCCTACAACATTGAGTTCATCAATGAGTACGGTGATGTAGTGCAGACGCTGCACTCTTGGACTGAGCAGGACGCAATCGAGTGGGCAGCGTGCAGCCTGCGAGACGAAGCAGTAATCATCCGCAAGACGGCGAACATCTTCGAGAGCCACATCGTCTTGTGTCGTAGCAGTGTGATCGAAGCGTAATCAACGGGGGCTTCGGCCCCCCACAACCTAGGGAGAAGTACCATGCATTATGAAACTGAGTACGACACATCTGATGTGTCAGCAGCACAAGCCAAAGCAATCAAGGATTGCAAAGAGTGGTTAGGCACGAAGCAGTTCAACAAGGTTGTCAAGATCTTGAAGGAGGATGAAGGTCGCACATCCAAGCAACTAGTATTGTTTGGGTTAAGCCTTCAAGGTATCCAAGGATACCCTGCCAATGTGATGGTCGAGTTGTACCACAGTAAGTAATCAACAGGGGCTGGTGACAGCAGCCCCGCTAACTAGGAGATAGACATGAGTAGAGTACAGATGCAGTTGCGCTTGAACTTTGATCAGCGTATGGTGTATGACCATACTAACAAACCTGTGCAGGCAGGTGATGTAGTACACCTTCAGAACCGCCCATACTATATAGAT